CTATGCGTTGCGGTGTTGATGGATGGCTTCGAAACGCTCGGCGCAGGCAGGCCCACAGAACAGCCTCGCCGGGTCGTTTTCAAAGTCTTCGCTGCAGTCCGGGTTGTGGCACTCCCCAGTGGGTGTGAGAGGGGCAACGTTGCTGGCCCGCACGGCGTGCTGGGCCAAGGCGCGTTGAAGATGGCGCGCTTCCAGTTCCTGCGCTTCGTCGATGGTGTCCGTCATGCCAGTCGTATTTTATCGAGGGGTGGTCGCACCGATTGAGAACGCCGTGACGATCGTGCGCGGGATGAGCGCGGCATCGGACAGACGTACTTCATCGGGTCTGTTTTCAGACATACGGACTCCTTGTGCAGGGTGCCCGGGCCGGGCAATGAGAGAGGGCGAAGGGCCGTGTTGAACGGCATCGACATCATCGGAAAACAGGTTCTCGCAGGCTGCGACGCATCGTCGCGATGAAGGCGATCTGCGACTGTCATCGCAGATCACCCGCGGACAAGGACGCGCAGCGCAATCAGAGATGAAAGGTGTCCAAAGGTGTTGCAAAAACAAGCCCACTCCGACACCATGACTGCATCACCACCTTCCATCACCCACTGACCACTCTGCGTCGGGCAGCCGCCGCATGTCCCGCGTACAGCGGGCAGCACACAGCACCTTGGCCGCAACCGGCCGCTGTGAACCGAACCATGCTTCAAGGGGGCCCCGCCGAATGCATGCACCGCACCCAGCGCAGGACATCGTTCCAGCATTCCTGCAGGCCATGCACGCACACGGCATCGTGCCCGATGCGCGCGGCCGTGAGGCACTCAGTGCTGATGGCACGCTGGTGCGCTTCCATGTCGAGGGGGATCGCCGCGGCACCCGTAATGGCTGGGCCGTGCTGTTCGGCGACAACGTGCCCGCCGGCGAGTTCGGCAGCTGGCGTACTGGACTGCGCCACGGGTGGTGCGCAAAGGCGCCAACCTCGCTGACCGCCACCGAGCAGCGCGCGATCCGACAGCGCCAGGAAGCGGCCCGCGCGGAGCGGGAAAGACAGCAACGCGAGCGCGAGGACGCGGCGGCGAAGGCGGCAAACGTCCTGTGGAACCGCGCCGTGCCTGCCGACGCCAACCACCCGTATCTTGTGCGCAAAGGCATCCAGGCACACGGACTGCGCGTAGCGGCGTGGCCGGTGCGCAACAGCGAAGGCCGGGTGTTCCGCCACATCGACAACGCACTGCTGGTCCCGGTGATGAATGCCGCAGGCCGCATCGTCTCGCTGCAGGCGATCTTTCCACGCATGGACCTGGCGCTTGGTCGCGACAAGGACTTCCTGGCCGGCGGCCGCAAACAGGGCTGCTTCCATGTCATCGGCAAGCCGCTGTCCAGCCAGACCATCGCCATCGCCGAGGGCTATGCCACGGCGGAATCGATCCAGCAGGCGACCGGCTGGTGCGTGGTAGTGGCGTGGGACGCGGGCAACCTGGCGTCGGTCGCACGCGCATGGCGCATCGCCATGCCGGACGCCAGCTTCGTGATCTGTGCCGACAACGACCAATGGACCCAGCAACCGCTGGACAACCCCGGTGTCACCCAGGCAACCCATGCGGCGACGGAGATCGACGCACGCGTGGTATGGCCGGAGTTCGCGGTCCTGCACGACGAGGATGATCGCCCCACCGACTTCAACGACCTGCATCTACGCGAAGGCTTGGAGGTACTGCGTGCGCAGCTGTTGCCCGCCCCTGCCGCCGGCGTGGATGACGCCGCCCCGGAGGATGACGCACCGGCAACGGCCGCCGCGCGCTATCTGGTACCGGGCAATCTCTCCGCCTTCGATACCTTCACCCCGTTCCCCGACTGCAGTGCACGTGGCAGGCCCTTGCCGACCGCACGCAATCTGGCCGAACTGTGCCGGCGCACTGGCGTGACGGTGCGCTACAACGTCATCCGCAAGGATCTGGAGATCCTCGTCCCCGGCCTGCAGACCACGGTGGACAACGCCAAAGAGGTCGCCGCCGGCGAAGTGATGGACTGCATGCACCGCGCCGGCATGGCCATCGCCAGCTTCGAGACCAACCTGTGCCAGGTGGCCGAAGCCAATCCGTACAATCCGGTCGCCAGCTGGATCACCTCCCGGCCGTGGGATGGGCAATCTCGCCTGCAGGCATTCTTCGATACGGTGCAGGAAGCCCAACCCACACGCATGGCCGACGGCCGCGTGCTGAAGGAGATCCTGATGCGGCGCTGGTTGATTTCCGGCGTTGCTGCCGCCTTCGAGCCCGATGGCGTGGTCGCCCGCGGTGTATTGACCTTCGTGTCCAAGCAGAATCTGGGCAAGACGCGCTGGGCGCGACAGCTGGCTCCGGCGGAGCTGCAGCTGATCGCCGATGGCGTGGTGCTGGACCCGGCCAACAAGGACAGCGTCAAGCAGGTCATCTCCAAGTGGATCGTCGAGCTGGGCGAGGTCGATGCCACGTTCCGACGCACCGATATCGCGGCACTGAAGTCATTCATCTCGCGCAGCCATGATGAGATCCGGCGGCCGTATGCGCGCACCGAATCGCGCTACGCGCGGCGCACGATCCTGTTTGCCAGTGTCAACGACGAACGCTTCCTGCGCGATGCCACCGGCAATACGCGCTGGTGGACCGTGCACGCGGTGGCGCTGGGCGAACCGGCACGGATCGACATGCAGCAGGTGTGGGCCGAGGCGCATGCGCTCTATTGCAACGGTGAAACCTGGCATCTGGCCAGCGATGAGCTGGACGCGCTGAACGCCACCAACAGCGAACACGAGCCGATCTCGCCGATCGCCGAGCTGATCGACCGCCACTTCGACTGGTCGTTGCCCGCCGAGCACCGCAGCACACCCTATCGCGCCACCGAAATCGCCCTGGCAGTGGGCATCGACAAACCCAACCGCCGCGACGTCAACGAGGCAGCGGCCTACGTGGTCAAGCGCCATGACGTACGCACCAAGCTGATCGGCAAGGAACGGGCGAAGGTGTGGCTGATGCCACCGCGCAAGCGCAGCGCTACCGATCACGCGGCCGGACCGTTCTGATGCCGCGAATCCACGACGGACGCGATGTCGAAAGCGGCAGCGCCGACTGGCGTCTGGACTGCGAGGCACGGCACCTGCTGGGACTGGACGGCTACACCTGCATCGACGCGCGCGGACACTGGATCAGGATTGGCCCCCGCCGGCATCGCCAGCAGTACCTCCAGCGCGTGCTTGCGGCACGTGGCCCGGCCGAACGCGATCGACTGGCAGCAGCTGCGCTGCGGATCTGGGAGGCAACAGCCCCTGCCCCCCAAAATGAGACGCAAGTAGATGAAAGGTGTTGACTGGAGGCGTCTACAAAGGCAAGATGCGGGTAACGGCCATGCCACCTTCCAGGAGCCCAGCCATGCCTCGCGCCCGCCTGCACGCCTTCGAGGGCGAACAGCTGACCGTGCAGCAGATACATCAGCGCGTACCCGTTCTGTCCCAGCGGACCATCCGCGACCACCTCGCTGCGGGCCGCCGCACGTCCACGGCCATGCTGTGCTTCGACCCCATCGCCGCCGCCGCACGCGGTGGCCGCATCACCCAGCGCATCCTGCGCACCCGCAGCAGCACGGGCAGCGATTGCTGACTGCCGCCGCGCCTGCGCATTCCCCCAGGAGTAGATACCGCATGATCCCCGCCTCGCTCGACAGCAGCCAGCGCATGTTTGCCGACACACTGGCCGCGTTCCGCTACGGTTCCGCCTTTGGGAGCGCACCGCTACGATCCCCGCCGTTGACGCGGCCACCGCTGTATATCGGCATCGCCGGTGGCAAGGGCGTGGGCAAGGACACCCTCGCCAATGGGTTGGCCTCTGCGCTTGCGCTGCCCTGCGACAGCTTCGCTGCCCGTCTGCGGCAAGGTGCCAGCACCGAAGGGACGCGCGAGCACGTCCATCCGGAGCTATGGATACGCTCGTTGTTCTCGCGCCTGCCCGACGGCGGCCTGGTTCCCGATGTCCATTCCACTGAAGAGGCCCGCGCCATCCGCCGCCAGGGTGGCGTTGTGATCCGCATCACCCGTCCAGGCTGCGACGGCATCGACCTGCAGGCCGGTGGCCAGCCGCTGCCTGCCACGCTGGTCGATATCGAGCTGCACAACGACCGCAGCCCGGCTGATCTGGTGCGCGTTGCACTGGACCAGTTGATGTGCCGTGGTGTGGTCTGAGCGCTCTGCAGCAACCGCGCCCGCGGCACGCCCAAGCCCTCCCCTTTTTCATCCGCAACGCAGGTTCCGGCCCATCATCGGCGAAAATGATGTAAGGTCGTCCCCCATCAACGACGGCACCTGCCGTCACCCTGCATCCCCAACCGCTTTCGCAGAGAGGAAATGTCATGGAGGTCGAACAGTTCACGTCGACACGCCAGAAGGCCATCGCGTTGTTCAAGTCGCAGCCCAAGGGTGGCAAGGACATCGTGAGTCTGGATGCGATCTTCATTTCACTGTGCTCGCTGGCCAACGCCCAGCCCGAAGCCGCTGCCGCCAAGCAGGCGCGTACCGCCGCCCGCCCAGGCAACCAGCAGCCCCCTGCACCGTGGTTCATCGAAACGCTGGCTGCGCTCAAGGGCAAGGGCGAGTCGATCACCGTGGCACGCTTCCTGATGTTCGCCAACCGTTTCCCGGTCAAGCGCATGGACCAGGTCAATGCAGCCCGCTGGCTGCGTGATGCCGGCTACATCCCGCGCAAGACCGGCGGCAACCTGGTGTTCGACCTTTGATCCAGCACCACCAGCAGTCCTGAAGCCCCGGCATCGTCCGGGGCTTCTTCGTTTCAGGGCCCGGTGCACCCGGCACGAGGATCGCCCCCTTGGCCGTCCTCACCCTGTACCTGCCGTCTCCCCTTGTCCTGTCGTTGTTTCCAGCAGATGAGGACGAGGAGTACTGGAGAACCAGCAGAACCATAGGCAACACGGGGTAGCAAAGCATGCGCATCGCTAGCCGGCGCATGCACGTCCTCGGTGGTCCTCACGCAGGCATCTGAACGCCTTCAGTGGGCGACACTTGAAGTAGATGAAAGGTGTTGACTGATCTCGCGGGATGGCAACAGTGGATACCAATGCCACTGCCCAACCTTGCCATGAACGCCCTGCCCGACAGCATCCAGACCCTTGCCGAGGTCATCGGCGAAACCGCAGCCCTCACGCTGGTGCGTGCATGGCCGCCAACAACCACCAGCAGCACGGGACGCCACCGCGTCATCGTCTACGTCCCCGCCACCCTGCCCGATCAGCATCGGCTGATCGACATTCTCGGCCGGGACGTGGCGCAGCGCCTGGTCGCGCACTTCGGAGGCGAACTGCTGTTCCCGGCGTCCTGCTTCGCCGCCAGTGCACATGAGCGCCGCGAGCAGATCGCCCGGGCCGTGGCCAGCGGCATGCCCCGCGAGCACATCGCGCAGGAGTTCGGCGTATCGCAGACCACCATCAAGCGCGCCGTCCGCGGTGCCCGCTCCACCCCGGTCCCGGCCGTCCATCCTGCCCTGCTGAAGGGATACGCGCGCGCATGAACGAGACCGACCTTCTGGCCGGCGTGCCGGACTGGGCGAAGTACCTCGGCGGCACCTCCGGGGTACTGATCGCCGTTTCATTGTGGCTGCGGCAATGGTTGTCGTCGGCCAAGGTCGACCGCACCGCCGATGAAGCCACCAGCAACACCCTGCGCACCCTGCAGGAACAGCTGGCTGCCGAGCGTACGCGTGCCGATGGACTGATGCACGAACGCGAGGCCATGGCCCAGGAGATCGGCCAGCTGCGCGGTGAAGTCAGCGCCCTGCGCGCACAGATCGCGCAGCAGAGCGTGCAGATTGATGCGCTGCTGGACCTGGTGCGCAAACGGTCGGGAGCAGCCGCATGACCGCCGCCGCAGCCAGCGCCCTCGGTGGCGCCAACGTGGCCGCGTTCCTGGACATGCTGGCCGTATCCGAAGGCACCGACATTCCCAGCCAGCGCTCCCGCAATCGCGGCTACGACGTGATCGTCGGTGGCCAGCTGTTCAATGACCAGCGCGACCACCCGCGCGTACTGGTGTCGCTGCCACGTTACGGAATCAAGTCCAGCGCCGCCGGCCGCTACCAGTTCCTGCGCAGCACCTGGGACGACCTGCGTGCACGCCTGGACCTGCCGGACTTCGGCCCGGTCTCGCAGGACCGCGCAGCGGTGGCACTGCTCAAGCAGTGCGGCGCCTACGATCTGATCCGTCTGGGCCGCTTCGATGCCGCTGTCGCCGCCGCGCGGCGCATCTGGGCCTCGCTGCCGGGCGCCGGTTACGGGCAGAAGGAGCATGCACTGGAAACGCTGCGCGCCGCCTATCGCGCCGCTGGCGGGCGCATGCAGTGATGCCGATGCCGCTGAGGCTGCGCATCGTGCTGCTGGGACTGCTTGCCAGCCACGCGAGCTGCGCCTGGCTGGGCTGGGCGTTCCGCGATCGCAGCGCGGATCTCGCCGCCGCCAGCGTGCAGGTCACGCAGCAGACGGCACGAGCGGACGCAGCGCATGCCGCACGCCAGCAGGCCCACACCAACACACAGGCCGGCGTACGCGCTGAATCACAGCGCCTGGTCACGCAGTCCGCGCGCACCCGGCAGTTCAACACGCTGCAACAGGACATCGACACCCATGCCAAGAATTCTGTCCGCGACCGTGGCGATGCTGATGCTGAGTTCGTGCGCATCTGGCGCGAAGCCAATGCCGGCCGCCCTCTTCCTCCCTGATCTCAGCATTGCACCGGCACAACTGCGTGCGCCGCAGGAACTGCCCGATCTACAGACCGCCGACGATGACGCGCTGCTGCGCAACCACGTTGCCGTCGCGCGCCAGTATCACGAACTGGCCGATCAGATGCGCGCGCTGCTGTGCAGCCTCGGCAGCCAGCAAGGCTTCACCGTCAATGGTGCACCACCGCTGGCGCCTGCTGGCTGCACGCCGGCAGGCAACACCCGCGATCACCCACCGCACCCGCGCTGATCGCGCCAGTCGCGGCCACGCGTGCAATGCCCCGCGCCCTTGGCGATGGCAACACTGCATGCAGAAAACGCGTGCCGCGGCCAGCCGCGTTCTTCCTTCCATTCATCGCATGAGCTGACATGGCAACCGACACTTCCTCCACCATCCTCGACGCGCTTCACGCCGCCATTGAAGCGGCGATCCGGACACAGTTCGCGGACTTCGCGACCGTAGAGTTCTATCGCGACGCCAACACCGGCGCCCTGCCCACGCCCGCCTGCCTGCTGGCCATGACCCGATGCGACCGTGGCAAGGACAGCGATGACGGCACCGGCCAACTGCAGGCCGTGCTGCGGTTCGAAGCTCGCATCTCCGTGCAGTCCGCCGCAGCCGGCTCTGCTCTGCAGCTGCGCAGGGCTGCTGTAGCCCTGACCACCTGGCTGCATCAGCTCGGCCGCTTTCCCGGAGTGCCAAGTGGCGCGATCGGGGTGATCGCGGCGCTGCCCGAGGATGCCGCAGCGGCACAGCCCGATCTGCGCACCTGGGTCGTTGAATGGTCACTGCCCGTCGCGCTCGGCGGCAACGCCTGGGAGGACACCGATGGCGTCGTTCCACAGGCCTCCTACAGCTTCTCACCGGAGATCGGCCAGGCACACGAGCCCCGCTACCAACCGCTTGCCGAGAACACGCCATGAGCGCTGAACACGCTCGTTTGATCGGCAACCTGTTGATGATCGGCGTCGTGCGCGAACTCGATGAAGCCGAAAGCCGCGTGCGCGTCGACGCCGACGGGATGCTCACCGACTGGATTCCCTGGCTGGAACGCCGTGCCGGACCAGGCATGCGCAGCTGGTGCGCACCGGAGCCCGGTGAACAGGTGGTGCTGGCCTGCCCGTATGGCGACCCCGGCCAGGCCGTGGTGCTGGGCAGCCTGTACCAGGATCGTTTTCCCGCACCGGCCGATGCGCGCCTGCTGCAGCGCACGCAGTACGCCGACGGCAGCCTCGTCGAGTACGACCGCGAAACCACCACGCTGACCATCAGCGTCGGCACCGGCAAGGTCATCGTCAACTGCGCCAGCGCAGAAGTACATGCCAGCGAATCGGTGCTGCTCGACACACCGTCGATCAAGGCCACCGGCGACCTGGACGTCACCGGTGCAATCACAGCAGGCAAGGACATCAGTACCTCGGCAGACATCAAGGCCGGTGCCATCAGCCTGAAGGCACACAAACACACCGCCCAAGGCCCGACTGCCCCGACCACACCGGCACAGCCGTGATGGGCCATCGCTGCAATGCCCTGAAAAACCGTACTCCACGACGATAGAGACCATGCGAGGAATCGACGCCAACACCGGCAAATCACTGGATGGGCTGGCCCATCTGCACCAATCCGTGCGTGACGTTCTCACCACGCCCCTTGGCTCCCGGGTACTGCGCCGCGAGTACGGCTCGCGCATCTTCGAACTGATCGATGCGCCCACCAACCGCTCGCTGCGCATGGACCTGATCGCGGCCACCGTCGACGCACTCGCGCGATGGGAACCGCGACTGCACGTCGAGAACGTCGACGTCTCCCTCCCCGCCCCCGGCGTGATGATCCTGGCAGTGACCGGGATCCACCTGCCGGACGGCGAGGCCATCACCATCGAAGGAATCGAGGTTCGCTAACCGTGGCATCCGGCTCGTTCACCAGTGTCAATCTCTCCCAGCTGCCGGCCCCGGCGGTCATCGAAGTGCTCGATTTCGAAGCCATGTTCGATGAATCACTGACGGCATTGCAGGCGCTGGACCCCACGTTCGACGCGCTGCTGCCGTCGGATCCCGCCTTCAAGATCCTTGAAGTCTGCACCTACCTGCGCCTGCTCGACCGACAGCGCGTCAACGATGCCGCGCGCGGCGTGATGCTGGCCTACGCCGTGGGCAGCGACCTCGATCAGCTCGCGGCGATCTTCGGCATTGCTCGCCTGGTACTTGATCCGGGCAAGCCACAGGAGGGCATCCTTCCCCGCTACGAGAACGACGAGGACTTCCGTCGCCGCATCCAGCTTGGCCCGGAAGGCTTCAGCGTTGCGGGGCCGGAGGGCGCCTATGTATTCCATGCACTGAGCGCGGATCCGCGTGTGCTGGACGCCAGCGCCACCAGCAGCACGCCGGGTGAGGTGGTGGTGTCGGTGCTCTCGCGCGAAGCCGACGGCACTGCTACCCAGGGCCTGCTCGATGTGGTCGAGGCGAAGCTGAGCGCGGATGACGTGCGCCCGCTGACCGATCACGTGCTGGTGAAGCCGGCGAGCATCATCAACTACGCCGTCGCCGCCACGCTGTACACCTTCGCCGGCCCGGATTCGCAGGTCGTGTTGGCAGAAGCGCGCACACGCCTGGACCGCTACATCGTCGAATCGCATCGACTCGGCCGTGACGTGACCCGCTCCGGGTTGTTCGCCGCATTGCATGCCGAAGGCGTACAGCGCGTGGTGATCGACAGCCCCGCTGCGGACGTAGTGGTGGACCGCACCCAGGCCACGTACTGCACCGCGGTGACGCTGGCCCACGGTGGCAACGATGAGTGACCTCGCGACGCGGCTGGTCAATGCGCGTCTGCGTGGCGCGGTTGATGGGAAGAACCAGGTGTTCCGTCATCCCGGCGGCATGCTGGCAACGGTGCAGGCGGTGTATCGCACCGATGGGCAGGGACGCCGACGCCTGGACGATGCTTCCATCAACGGCGGCGTGGTCACCCTCGCAGCCGCGCCTGCACCTGGCGTGATCATCGACGGCGACGCACAGGTCCGGGTGCCCTCATCGGCCAACCTGCTGCCGCCCAATGCCACCCACGCCGAGCGCGCACTGTCGCGGGCGATTGTTGCCCGCCCGCTGCCGGTCGACATCACCGCCCTGTGGGATGCCGATCGCTGCCCGGCCGCGTTGCTGCCCTGGCTGGCCTGGGCGCTCTCGGTGGACGAATGGAAGGCGTACTGGCCCGAACCGGTGAAACGCGCGCGGGTACGCGCGGCAATCGCCATCCAGCGCCGCAAGGGCACGGCCGGCAGCGTCCGCGACGTGGTGGCAGCGTTCGGCGGTTCGGTACTGATCCGCGAATGGTGGCAGCTGCAGCCGAAGGGGCCGCCGCACACCTTCGAAGCGGTGATGACCATCGCCAACCAGGGCGGCACCTCGGCCACCGCGATGTTCGTCGACGACGTCATCGGTGAGATCACCCGCACCAAGCCGGTGCGCTCGCATTTCACCTTCACCCAGGGCATGCAGGCCGACGCAGCAATCGGCGCGCTTGCAGCCGCACACGCCACGGCCTTCCGCCGCATCCAACTGATCGGAGAGTAAACCCCGCATGCGCTTGAAAATCACCGACGCCGGCTTCGCAAAGCTGGTCAATCCGCCGAATACCGGCACCAATGCCATTCTGGTTACCCAGATCGGCCTGACGTCCACCGCGTTCACGCCTTCGGCCGGACTGACCGCGCTGCCAGGCGAGATCAAACGTGTCGCCACCTTCGGCGGCCAGGCCGTGGGCGATGACACGCTGCACGTGACCATCCGCGACGACAGCACGACGGCCTACTCGTTGCGCGGTTTCGGCCTGTACCTGGCCGATGGCACGCTGTTCGCCACTTATGGCCAGGCCGATCCGATCATGGAGAAGTCGGCGGCCTCGATGCTGTTGCTGGCCACGGATGCACGCTTCACCGAAGTGGACATCACGCAGATCCAGTTCGGCAACGCTGAGTTCATCTACCCGCCGGCCACCACCGAGGTGCTGGGTGTGGTCGAGCTGGCCACCAGCACCGAGGCAGAAGACGCGGCCGACACCCAGCGCGCGGTGACCCCGCGTGGCCTGCGTGCATTCACCGACAAGCGCTTTGGCGCTGCTGCACCGACGGCGCTGGCCAGGACGCTGCTGTCTGCCGCAACCACGGCCGCCGCACGCACCGCGCTGGAGCTGAAGGGCGCTGCATTGAAGGACGCCGGCCACGGCAACGGCCTGGACGCTGACACCCTGGACGGCAAGCACGCATCGGCATTCGCCCTGGCGGGTGACTTCGCCACGGTCGGGCACAAGCATGTCATCGCCGATGTGACCGGTTTGCAGACTGCTTTGGACGGCAAGGCATCCAAGGGCACGAACAGCTTCACCGACCAGCAGTTTGTCGGCGGAACGTATCCGCTGGTGGGCTTTGGCGCCCAGGGTGCAGAGCAATCGTTCATCGGCGGCTGGGCGAACGCGGGCCTGTGGCGGGTATGGAGCAATGATCGCGCGGCCAGCAGTGAGATCACCATCAAGCACGGCGATACCCCGCGTTGGAACGGCTCCGCGATGTGGCATGCCGGCAATTTCGCGCCGGAAGCCAAGATGGACAAGTCCGGAGGAACGTTCACCGGCCATGTCGCGGTGAATGGAAATTCGCTGCGTTCGTATGGCTGGAACGGTGTCGCCAATGATGGCGTACTGGTCCTGGGCGACGCCAGTTCGTACCTTTTCAAGAACGGCCCGAATTTCACCTTCGCCAATTCGGCGGGTGGCTACACCGCCACGCTGAATGCTGGCGGCTCGATCTGGACGAGCGGCAACTTCGACCCGGCCACGAAGATCAACACCACCGGCGGCGACATGAGTGGTCCACTGAGAATGCGTGGAAATGCCGGCGGCCGCATTGCGTTGTATGACGACAATATGGATGTTGCGAACATCGAAATCGGTGCAGGCCTCAACACGGGAACCGATCGCAACGGGTTCCTGGTGAACCGGAACGCAAATGGATCGATCTCGCTGTTGGCAGGAAACGGCAAGTCCAAGCTGACGATAGATGGTGCTGTCGGTTACACCACCATCGCTGCTCCCAGCTTGGGAACCGGTCTGTGGAACAGCCAGACAGCGCTCCATTGCGCCATTCCACATGGTGGAAACGTGGACGGCATGAAAGCTACGCTGTTGCGTACCGTCAATGGTGGAAATGGCTGGTCGTCCGCACGTTGGCGGCTGTTCCGTGAGGTCGACTCCACCACACAGGGCTATATCGATTTCCATGGTGATGCGTCCGATGGCGATCGTGTCTTCACCTTCGCCGGCTACGGCCAGTCCTTCTGGCTCTCGAAGTCCGGCGTTGTCGAGGCACCTGCGGGCTTCAACAGGCCATCATCTCGCAAGCTGAAATCAGACCGTCCGCTGGCTCCGCTTACCTATGGCCTGGCCGAAGTCGAAAAGATCCAGACGTTCTTCGGTCAATACAACAGCGACTTCGTGAAGGACGAAAGGCGTCGGCTCTTCATGATTGCCGAACAGCTCGCAGAAATCATTCCTGAGGCCGTGTACGAAAGTTCCATCGACTATCGCGGAGAGAAGGTTCCGTCAGTTCAGGATGCCCAGCTGATTCCGGTCCTGGTGCGTGCCATCCAGCAGCTTGCGGCCGAAGTCCGATCAATCAAGGCGGCCGTTTGATATGGCCAGTGGATATTCATCGGGCAATGTTGACCTGGACGACCTGTTTGACTCGTACGTGGAAGGTCCGTTCGCCACCGACTCCGGATTCATCCTTGGCGGCACCGACCTAAGCCGCCGTTACGCCCACATCCAGTACGGCAGCAAGCGTGCCGACGTCGGCTACCGCATCGGCGGCATGGACGTTTCGAACCTGTGGGCGGCACGCGGCAGCGCGAGCTATCGCCTGCCGTTCCATGGGCAGGGCTATTCATCAGGCAACGGTGCCAAGACCAACTCGACCGGCTCTGCATCGGCATCGGTCTCGATCGACATGCTGAACGACGGCAACTACAGCATTCGACGAAGTGCCACTGGTGGTGGCAACAACAGCAACACCGTCGTCGCCTCCGGTCGTTGGCTTCCGGCCGGTGCCAACGCTTCCGAGTACGACGTGCAGTTCAGCGTGAGCAACCAGGGAGCGGCGTACTTCAGCACCAGTGCGCCGACCTTCGCATCGCTGTCGACGTCGCGCTCGGCAGGCGTGTCCATCAGCGTACCCGCCAAGTCCACCAGCTTTGAAAGTGCTTCCACCAGCATCAGCGTCCACCTGCGCCGTGCCGGGGGCAACGCGCAGGTCTCCACCTTCAGCGCCAGCGTCAGCGCTTCCGGCTGGGTCTGATCGATTACCGGGCCACGGCTGCAATTATCGCCGCCGTCGCCTTTTCCGAAGATATACACGTCGCCTGCATCTGCAGGCACACCACCACACCGAGGAACCTCTCCGAATGACCGATTTTCTCCATGGCGTACAGGTCGTCAACATCGACACCGGTGCCCGCTCGATCGCCGTCGCATCCACCAGTGTGATCGGCATCGTCGGCACCGCACCGCTGGCTGACGCCGACGCATTCCCCATCAACACCCCCGTCCTGGTGACCTCGCTGTCGCAGGCGGCCAAGCTGTCGGCCAAGCCCGGCACCGAAGCCGGCACCCTGCCGGGCGCACTGGATGCGATCTTCGACCAGTCGTCGGCGGTCGTGGTCGTGATCCGCGTCGAGAGCGGCGCCTCCGACAGTGCCACCCTGGCCAATGTCCTGGGCGGCGTGAACGCACAGACCGGCGCGTACTCCGGCGTGCACGCACTGCTCGCGGCCAAGTCCATCGTCGGCGTGAAGCCGCGCATCCTGCTGGCACCGGGCTTCACCCACGTGCACCCGGCCGACCCGGCCAGCCCGGACACCGTGCTGGCCAACCCGGTCGTCGCCGAGCTGCTCGGCATCGCTGACAAGCTGCGCGCGATCATCATCAAGGATGGCCCGAACAGCAACGATGATGCCGCCAAGACCAGCACCGCACTGACCGGCTCCAAGCGCGTTTACGTGGTCGACCCGGCCGTACTGGTGCAGCAGGGTGAAGCGATCATCAGCCGCTACGCCTCGGGTGCCGTGGCCGGCGCCATCGCACGCAGCGACAACGAACGCGGCTGGTGGGCGTCGCCGTCCAACCAGGAGCTGTACGGCATCGTCGGCACGGCACGTGCGATCGACTTCGGCCTGTCCGATGCGACCAGCCGCGCCAACCTGCTGAACCAGGCCAACGTGGCGACCATCATCCGCGAAGGTGGCTTCCGCCTGTGGGGCAACCGCACCGCCAGCATCGATCCGAAATGGCAGTTCCTGTGCGTGGTGCGCACCGCCGACATCATCGCTGACAGCCTGGAGGCTGCCCACCTGTGGGCCGTCGACCGCGGCATCAGCAAGACCTACGTCGATGACGTGCGTGAGGGCGTCAATGCCTTCCTGCGTGACCTGAAGACGCAGGGCGCGATCCTCGGTGGCAACTGCTGGATCGACCCCGAACTGAACGCAGCGGACAGCGTGGCCCAGGGCCGCTTCTACTGGGACTTCGACTTCACCCCGACCTATCCGGGTGAGCAGCTGACCTTCCGCATGCACATGAACAACAACTACGTCTCGGAGATCTTCTAAGCATGGCGCGCAAGATCCGCAAGAACTTCAACTTCTACGTCGACGGCAAGGGCTTTGCCGGCAGCGTGATGTCCTTCACCGCCCCGAAGCTGTCGCTGAAGACCGAGGACTTCCAGGCCGGCGGCATGCTCGCCCCGACCGAGATCGTACTCGGCCACGACAAGCTGACCGCCGAGGTTACCTTCGCTTCCGATGACGCGGAGATCATGTCCAAGTTCCACGTCATCGAGAGCAAGGAGTACGGCTTCACCGCCCGCGAGGCGCTGGAAGCCGACGATGGCTCGGTCACCTCGGTCGTGCACAACATGCGCGGCAAGGTGAAGACCCTCGACCGCGGCGAAACCAAGGTCGGCGAGAAGGGCACGGTCAAGGTCTCCCTGGCACTGAGCTACTACAAGCTGACCCATGGCGTGCAGGTCGTGCAGGAGATCGACGTGACCAACATGATCGCCCGCCAGGGCGGCGTGGACGCACTGGCCGGCATCCGCGGCGCCCTGGGCATCTGATCCCCGGCACCGCTTCGACGTACACGGGGGCGCACAGCGCCCCCGGATCCACCGCATCTCCATCGACATCCGGGAACACATCCATGTCCAGCAAGACCAAGACCAGCGCCGACACCGTCATCGAACGCGACGGCTATGCCGAAATCACCCTTTCCCGCCCGCGCCAGGTCAATGGCGTGGACACCGCCGTGCTGCGCATGCGCGAACCGACCGTGGAAGACATGGAGCGCTACCAGGACGACAAAGGCACTGACGCCCAGCGCGAAGTACGCATGATCGCCAACCTGTGCGAGATCGCACCGGATGACGTGCGAAAGATGCCGCTGCGCGACTACGCCCGCCTGCAGGCCGGCGTCGCGCTTTTTACCACCTGACCCTGCCGCAGATCAGGCAGGGAGCGCTCGCCCTGGCCGGCCACACCGGCTGGAGCCTGCGCGAGATCATGACGCTGCGGGTGTCGAAGTTCATCTGGTGGATACAGGGATTGCCGGTACATGGCGAGTAACGTTCAAACGACAACGATCACGATCGGCGGCTCGGTTTCCCGGTCGTTGCAGGACGCATTGGCCTTCAGCAACGATGGCCTGAAGCGCCTCGGCGATGAAGCCGACAAGCTCGAGCGCAAGCTGAGCGTGATGGGCAGGCAGAGCAACGCGTTCACCCGCATGCGCGCCGAGGCCGATGCGTTGCGCGCTTCCCAGGAGGCGCTGCAGCGGATCGAAGACAAGCGCACCGCGAATCTGGAGAAGCGCGAGAAGCTGGGTTCGGCCTTCGGCGATGCGCGCGGCATGCTCGGCAGCGCGATCAGCACGCTGGCCAAGCCGGTGGAAAATGCCGCTGAATTCGCGAGCGGCAACCAGGCCATCGGCGCCGCCGCCAACCTGACCCGCGCGCAGGTCAAGGCGCTGGGCGAGACCATCCTGGCCGAGTCCAGCCGCACCTACCAGGGCGCCGGCGAACTGCAGCGTGCCATCAGCCAGCTGGTCGGCGCCGGTCTCGATGCACAGACCGCACAGGCCAGCCTCGGGGCAATCGGACGCACCACCACCGCCACCGGCGAGAGCATCGAAGATGTCAGCCTGGCCGCCTCCGGCCTGCAGCAGGCGCTGAAGATCGATGCCAGCGGCCTGCAGTCGGCGCTGGATGTGCTGATTGTGGCCGGCAAGGATGGCGGCGTGGGCCTGAAGGACATGGCCGGCGCGTTGCCTGTGCTGGGCAGCGCCTTCCAATCGCTGCAGATGCACGGCAACGCGGCCGCGGCCACCATGGGCGCTGCACTGGACGTCGCCCGGCAGGGAACCACCGGCGCCGACGAAGCCGCCGGCAACATGCAGCGCTTCATGGCCAGCATCCTCTCACCCGACCTGCAGGCCCGCGCCAAGAAGGGCTTCAAGCTGGACCTGCGCAGGATCATCAGCGAGGCGCAGAGCAGCGGCGGCAACCCGTTCGACGCAGCAATGCAGGGCATCATCCAGGCTACCGCGGGCGATCAGGCAAAGATCGGCAAGCTGTTCGGCGATGCGCAGGCGCAGAACTTCGTGCGCCCGATGATCCAGAACTGGGACGAGTACACCCGCGTCCGCGACAAGGCACTGTACGCATCGGCAGGTACCACCGATGCCGGCTTCGCAGCGAAGATCCAGACCGATCCAGAGAAGATCGAAGGCGCGAAGATCGCCGTGGACAACCTGTCCAAGGCCTTCGGTGCCGCGCTGTTGCCAGCGGTGGGCGAAGCGGCCGTGAAGCTGACCGAACTGCTGAACGGCGTTGCGTCGTTCGTGCAGGAGAACCCGAAGCTGATCGCCAATACCACCCAGGTCGTGGTCGGCTTGATGGGCATGCGCACCGCTGTGCTCGGCGTGCGCTACGCCTGGACGTTCCTGCAGGGCCCGATCCTGGCGGTGCAGAAGGCCTTCGAGCTGGTCCGCGGCGGCAGCCTGCTGGCGCAGATGGGACAGTTCGGCCCCACTGCCATGCGCCTGGCGTCGGGCTTCCGCGTGGTCGCCACCGCCGTGGGCGCCATCGGAGGTGGTCCGATCACCGTGGCCATCGCCGCCATCACCGCCGGCGCACTGCTGGTGCGCAAGTACTGGGAGCCCATCAAGGCTTTCCTCGGTGGCGTCTGGGATGGCCTCAGCGGCGCAGGTTCCGCCGCCATGGATGAACTGATGCGTGCCGTGGAACCGTTGCGTCCGGCATGGGAAGCGGTCGGCGGGCTGTTGAGCCAGGCATGGGACTGGCTTTCCAGGATGCTGGCTCCTGCGCAGTACACCGGCAACGAACTTTCGCGCGTCGCGGAGATCGGCTCGCTGGTGGGCACGGCATTGCTGGCCAATTTCCGTCTGGTCATCCAGGTCGTCGGGGTTGTGGTTGAAGCCATCTCCCTCCTCGGTGATGCAATCGGTACGGTCGCTGGATTCATCTCCGTTACGTTGGGCGGCGTATGGGACTGGATCTCCGAAAAGGCCACTGCAGCCATCGGCTACATCATGGCCGAGCTGGCACCGCTGATGACCTTCGTCGGCGGAGTGATGGACAAGGTCGGTGGCGTCCTTGGCATGGCCAAAGAGAAAGCCGTGGATGGTGCTCGCATGGCGGTGGGTGCGGCCAACGGCGCAGCCGCTGGCTACGCCGCCGTCAGGGATGGCAAGGTCGCGATGCCACCCGTGCGCTTTGCCGTAGGTGGCTTGCACAGCGCCGTCGTGGAGCGCCGTGCACCTGGATTGCCCGCGCCGTCCCAGGGCCGCACCGCACCGCCGATGCCTGCCTCTTCCACCGCACGCGCGCCCGCCACTGTGCAGCAGCAACAGACCAACAACATCACCATCCACCAGCAACCGGGCGAATCCAGCGAGGCCTTGGCACGGCGGACCGCCAACGCCCTGCAGCACCAGCAGGCCGTGCAGGCCCGCGCCACTCTGGGAGACAGGAACTAAGCATGAAGCGCGAGTTTGTAACCGGCGCAGTAGACAAGCTGCTGTCGCAGTTCAAAAGCAATGACTCTGGCAACGCACCGGTACTGCTGATGCTGGGCGGCTTCAAGTTCAGCCTCAATACGGCTGTGTTCCAGCAGATCCAGCAGTCCAACGATTTCCGCTGGCAGGCCCAGGATCGCGTCGGGCAGATGGCTGCACTGCAGTACACCGGCCCGGGCTCGGCCACCATGACACTGCCAGGCATTGTCTACCCGCTGTTCCGTGGCGCCGGCAACGAGATGTCGCAACTGCGCAAGCTGGCCAGCCAGGGAAAACCGCAGCGCCTGCTGACCGGCAAGGGTGGCAACCTGGGCCTGTGGGTCATCGAGAAAATCGATGTCACCTCCAGCGAGTTCACCGTCGACAGCCAGATCCAGAAGCAGGACTTCACACTCACTCTCCGGAAGCACAGCGATGGCACGAACGTATAACACCCGCGACGGCGATGTCGTTGACCGCATTGCCTACGCGCACTATGGCGAACAATCGCCGGCGATCCTGCGCGCGGTGTTCGATGCCAACCCGGGTCTGGCCGCGCGCGGCCCGGTGTTGTCAACCTCCATCGCCATCACCCTGCCCGACGTACAGCGCCCGGCCGATGAACGAAAAGGAATCTCGCTGTGGAACTAGGAATCGAACCCGCATTCCGCGTGGTCGCCAACAGCCAGGACATCACCGACAAGGTGATGTCACGGTTCAAGTCGATGCGCATTACCGACGAAACCGGCAACAGCTCGGACACGCTGGAGCTGCAGTTGGCCGATCACGATCCGGACGATCCGATCCAACTGCCGCCGGTGGGTGCAGAACTGGAAGCCTTCATCGGCTATGACGGCCAAGTGCGCCGCATGGGTCTGTACATCTGCAATGAGCTGGAGATTTCAGGCTATCCCGGCAGCATGACCCTGCGAGCGCATGCGGCACCGTTCGAAGCCAGCAAGGGCGGCAAGAACGATCTGCAGACGCAGAAGACGCGCACGTGGAAAAAGGGTACCACGATCGGCGACATGGTCACGCGGATGGCAGCCGAACACGGTCTCATCGCGGCGGTGAGTCGTTCATTGGCATCGGTGGTGCTGCCATTGACCGTACAGTCGCAGGAGTCGGACATGAACCTGCTGCTGCGCCTGTCCAAGCAGCACGACGCAATCGCCAAGCCAGGCGGCGGTCGACTGATGTTCGTCACGCGTGGCGACTCCACCAGCGCCAGCGGCGACGGCATCCCTCCTGTAACCCTCACACCGGCCGACGGCAGCAGCTACAAGGTAACCATCACCACGCGCGACGATGCCGGCACCACCATCGCCTACTACCGCGACGTGCGTGGCGCGCAGCGCCAGGAAGTGAAGGTGGGCACCGGCGAGCCGATCGTGCGCCTGCGCATGGCCTATGCCGACCGCGAAAGCGCCGAAGCCGCCGCCCGCGCCAAGCACCGCGAACAGGCGCGGCAGACGCGCAAACTGAGCTACAGCCTTCCGGGGCGCGAGACATTGATGGCCGAGGCCACGGTGATCATGCAGGGCTTCCGCGATGGCGTGGATGGCGAGTGGCTGGTCAAGCGCGCCGAGCACAGCATCGGTAGTGATGGTTATCGCACCAGCATCGAGTGCGAACAACCCAACAGCGCCGAATCAGTGAAGGCCGCCAGCAACGCAGCGGTGAAGCAGAGCCCGCAGGTGGGCAGCGAAGTGTAGATCCACGCCATGCGTGGATTGGCTTCACATCCCCTGCCCGATTCGCAGTAGATCCACGCCATGCGTGGATGCTCCTCGCACTTCAACTCACGTACTGCGCCACCCCATTACCGAACGACCAGTTCTCCCGCTTCACTTCCACAAGGTTGATGAACACATCCTCGCGGCGGATACCCACCGCCGCGTGCAGGCCATCGGCAATACCGAGATACAGCGCCTTCTTCTGCTCCAGTGTGCGCCTTTCATTCCAGGTGATCTGGATGCAGATGAAGTCATCGCTGCGGGCGATCCCCAGGTATCCCGGATCGAACACAAGCGTGCCGGCGTCATGCTCCTGGAAAATCTGGAAGCGATCGTTTTCCGGCACGCCTACTGCGCGCATGGCCTGGTAGATCGCTTCGCCGACACGCTGGCGGTACTCGACGGATTTACCTTTGCGAAGATCGATGCGGGCGAGCGGCAT